GCCGTCGCCGTCGCCGTCGCCGTAGCCATCGCCGTCGCCGTCGCCGTAGCCGTTGCCGTTGCCGTAGCCGTTGCCGTAGCCGTAGCCGTAGCCGTTGCCGTAGCTGTTGCCGTAGCTGTTGCCGTAGCCGTTGCCGTAGCCGTCGCCGTAGCCGTTGCCGTAGCCGTCGCCGCAGCCGTAGCCTATAGGTTTAAACGTAGTCACTATAGCCCCCAATCATCCGCAACAGGGATAGCGAATATTTCAGCACTTTCAGGCATATCCACAACATTTGATAGTGGTTTTAATGTAACTTTGCTATTTTTAGGATTATCTATCATTCCGTCAAACCCGATTGATTCCCATCTTAATACGTGAATAGCTCGACTTAATTTAATGCGTCCATTCTCACGCATAACATCACCTGCAAAAATCCAACCACGGTCTACTATAATCACGGCACGAGTACCACTTACTGGTGGTGCCATTAAATCACTACGTACATATTCAATATCGTCAATCTTAATTGTGTTAGGTTTACTCATTTTTATTACTCCTTTGGTTAAGTTACTTTGTAAATTAGTTCTAACATTTATAGAGGGATTATTTATAAAATATTAATGATTATGATCAAGAGCAATTTTCTCGCATACTTCGTTAAAATATAACTGTGCAGCTTCGCACTTAACCTTTATCTTTTCTTCAAGCTCTAAATCTCTAGTGTATGGCGTTATTGTAACCCGTAGAGATTCTTCAATATTATCGACATAGTGCAAATCTTCTTGGTCATAACGTAGCAATTCTTCTGGCGTGCTTACCATGCAGTAAGCATTTTCAAACTCGTCACAATCCCATAGCATCATATAAGCGCGACCTTGCCACTCATAACCTTTGTCTATCCCATCCTCGCTAATACATGGGAATGTAGCGAGCGACCATGATGACTTAATATCAATTATCTTTTTACCGGTATAAATATCACATTCACCAGTAATCCATTCATTAGTTTTGCGCTCAGTGTTCTTTTTATAGTCTGTAAAGAAAACGCTGTTATACAGAGCTATAGAAGTATCTTCTACGATGATACCCTTATCCATATACTTACTTGATATATCTTCATCAAAGTTATAAACAAACTCTCTGGCGAGCTTCTTAACGTATGTTTTAGCCCCTGCTGAAAGAACCTCTGTTTTTAACTTAGGTTCAGTCATAATCAAGCCAAGTGATGATGCTCTAATCCTCAACATTTACAGACTCCTGTTTTTCTTCAAGCATTTTTATCTGCTCGGCATTTAGAACAAAGTTTTCAAGCAGTTTTTCTTTGGTATAAGTACCTTCTTGAATTGAACCGATGGCTTTCTTTAGTCGTTCATCAGTGATAGTTTGCTTCTTAGGTCTAGCAACATCAGGACGAATACGCAAACACTCAACCAACTCGCCACCAAATTTAGTAGTGCTAGCGTGTAAAGTAATCTGCTTTCCAGTCCATTCTTCAATGTATGGGCCATATAGTCGATGAATTGATTTTGAGTTAGTCGCGTTAATAATGAAAGGCTTGTTATTAACTAATTGCACAACAGTGCATTCTTCTTTCTTTCCGCCTGCCATAGTAACTACTTCACGCGCTACGCTCTTAATTGTTACGGTTATATCTTCACCATTAGGTAGAGCATAAGCCCCAATATAGTCTGGATTAACTAAACTTTTCCAGTGTGTTTTTTTATCATTTGCCATTTGTTTCGTCCAATAAAAAAGGCTTCACCTGGATACTCACTGTTTTAAAGTGTTGGTGGAGCGGTATAGTAACCGCCAGTATCCATGTGAAGCCTTACTATGTTTATCGCCACCAAGCAATTAAGTAAATTATCTAACATAAAATTACCATTGTCAATCACAATATTCACCAAGCCCACTTAGCCCATTCACCCAGCACAGCAATAAATACCATAGCCATGATAAAGAATACAATGTATAGCGCGATATGGCTTTGAGTGGATTGTAGGTAATCTTTAGTTTTATTATAATCTACCATGGTAATCTCCTAGACTACTTTAGTTGCAGATATACGAGAATCAATCCACTCTTGAACATCACTCTCTAACCAGCCTACAGCTCTACCGTCATCAGACAGTGAAATGCTACGAGGAAATTTTCCATTTTTAACCATTAATAAAATTGTACTTCTTGATAAACTTGTAACTCTTTTAATTTCTGGTAAACGGATAATTCTTTTATTAATATTGCTCATCTTAATTCTCCTTAACTAATTTACCGCACAAAATCGTGCTTTCACTACGGTTTAACTTAGCATGCACTTCAATACATGCGGTCTGTTCTACTTGATCATCATGGACCTGTGCCCATATATAAACACCGATGAATGAGCCGATGATAAAGGTTGAAAGTAATACTTCTTTTAGTCCGTCATTCACGATTAATCACCACTTTTGTCAGTAATAGCTAATAACTTTTGAATTTCTTCATCAATCTCATTAGATTGCACAAACGCATCTGCTTGAACTTTCTGCTTTTGTGCTTTCAATGTAGATATTTTACTGTTTAAGATAGCGTCATCATCAAACAATTCGATAGTGACTTTAGCGTCACCAACATAAGTCCAGCCGTGTTCTGTCATATCTGAACATGAATATGATAATGTATTTACAACTTGTTCATTTGTTTGAGTTGATAGAATTAAACCTGAATATTGATTTAGCCAAGCTTTTGTTGTTCCTGATACTTTTTTCATTTTAATTGCTCCAAATGTAATAATTTAACTTCTTTATGCAATGTTGCTATAGTTGCATCATTTAAAAATTCCATGATGTTTGTTCTATCGCGCAACATTTCGACTGACTCAATCTTTATTTCAGTTTCATCGAAAACTGAGTAGTAAACATCAAATAACTTGTTGTTGATTGATACGGTGGTTAGCTCTAAACTTTCAGTTGGCATACTATTCACCGTCTTTAATTTCAGGATTAGCTTTACGAAATGCTAATGATTCTTTACGGTGATATTTACATGCTGAAAGCAACCATATTTTATTAGAAGTCCAGAATGAACTAGCGCGGCTTTCCATTTCTGCAATTTCATCATCAGTAAATGCTTTCCATTCATCATGGGTGTGACGCTGGCAGCCTATTTTTAAATAGCTTTCGCTAATTAAAATATCCCATGTAAGGTTTAATATTGAGATAGGCGCGATAGCTATTTTTTCACTGCTAAGGTAAGCACCGCTAAGGTCAGCACCGCTAAGGTAAGCACCGCGAAGGTAAGCACCGCCAAGGTCAGCACCGCCAAGGTCAGCACCGCGAAGGTAAGCACCGCCAAGGTCAGCACCGCTAAGGTAAGCACCGCGAAGGTAAGCACCGCCAAGGTCAGCACCGCGAAGGTAAGCACCGCCAAGGTCAGCTTTTTTAGCTGCCGCCTCAATCACTGCGTCTTTTAAATTTTCAGCATCACAGGCATACAAAATATTTTCCGTGTAGCGATGTTTAATTTCAAAAATAGCCATTTAAAGTTTCCTTTTTCTAGATTCATTGTCAGAAATTCTGTGACAAATTTTGCAACATCTTTCGCCACGATTATTTACTCTTAAATTATTACCGCTGAACTCATGACCTTTTTTACAATGTGTTTTTACTGAGGTTAATGCTATAACTAATGCTAATAATAATTTATTCATCTTAATTACTCCGTTGCGTTGTTGATGTGCCATTAGAGCATGGCTTATTTAAATATGCAACAATTATTTTAAAATAAATTTAAACAAATTAAAAAGATAAGTTAAAAACAATTTACAATATTAATTATTTAATGCTAAGATATAGCAACATTACAAAGGTAATTATATGAATCCATTAACAGAACTTATTGATTTGTACTACAACAAGACGGAGTGTGCAAAGGCCATTGGCATTACGCCACAGCGATTGAATGGATGGATTGATCGCGGATTTATACCGTTTATGCACGGGGATATGGTACAAAAATCTACCAAAGGTAAAATCAAAGCTAGCTCTATTCGTGAATATGCTGGCAATTTAAAGAAAGGCATAAAATGATTACCCTACTACAAGAGCGCGATCAAAAGATTGCCGAGCTGCTGGATGAACTGGCTGAGATTAAAATTAAACTTAAATCAGCCAATGAAACAATAGAGATTATGCAGATTATTATTGATACGGAGAAAACATCATGAACAAAACTATGCAATCACAATCATTCAAGACAGCTATTCACTTATCAAAATGTATTCCACTTGGTGCTAAAACACCTGAGAAAAAAGAAGCTGTAAGACGCTGGTGTGATGCTGTTAAATTTATGCTTGCAAATAATAAGTAGTTAGTTTAAATTAATAAATGTGAGGACAAGGACTTGCTATCCCTGTTCTACCTTAACTAGAACTCACTCACAAAATTTCATTTAATCGTTAAGGGATTTCAATGCATTACTATCAATTCAATATTGCGGATTACCGCAAAGATACCGTTCATCTATCACCTATAGAACACTACATTTATAGATATTTAATTGATTGGTATTATCTAGATGAAAAGCAAATACCAAAAGAAACCCAAGTGGTTATGCGTAGGTTATCATTAGATACCGATGGGTTACATTGTTTAACCAATGTACTATCTGATTTCTTCATTTTGACTGATTTAGGTTACTTTCATTCACATATAGAACGTGATTTAGAGATGTATAGAACACAATCTGCAAAGAATAGAGTTAATGGGAAGCTAGGAGGGAGGCCGAAGAAAACCCAAGTGGTTTTAGATGATAACCACTTGGCAACCCAAAATAACCCTAACCAAGAACTATTAACTACTAACCAAGAACCAATAACCAAAGTAAAAAATAATAAAAAAATTTCAATTAAAACTTTTATTGAAAACAAAAAACTTGAAAACAAGAAAATATTTGAAGACGATGACGCTATTTTTGAATTTGCAGAAAACGCAAACATACCACATGATTTTCTAAGACTTGCATGGCTATCGTTTAGGGATGATTTTATTGATGATGAAAAAAAGAAGCAGATTGATTGGAAAGCTACATTTAGAAATTACTTAAGACGTGATTATATTAAAATTTGGTATTTTAAAGAAAACGAATGTTTATTGAATACCAAGGGTATCACTCTACAAACTTATTACAAAAATAAGGGGATTCAATAATGCGTGAAAACTTTAGCGTTGAAGCAGAGCAAAGCGTAATAGGTTCAATCATTCAAGATAATATCAGTTTTGATTTAATCCATACTCTACAAGCTAATGCTTTTTACAATCACAACCATGCCGATATATTCAGGGTAATTATTTCAATGATGGCTGAACAAAAGCCAGTTGATGTTCTTACTTTAGCGGAAGTATTGGAATCACAAGGAAAGTTAACCGGTATTGGTGGCATAAATTACTTGATTGATATTGCTAGAGGAATTGGCACTAGCGCAAATATAAAACGCTATGCAGAAATAGTGCAAGAAAAAGCAATGCTTCGCGCTTTACTGGCGGCGGTTACTGAAATTCAAACCGATGTAAACAATCCAGGTGAAGTATATGCAAAATTAAATCGCGCTCAATCTGCAATCATGGCAATCACTGAAAAGGTTGAAATACATGAGCCGCAGTTTGTTGGTGATTTGCTTGCTGGACGCATGGAGCGAATAGACCAAGCATACAACGATGAAATTAAATTAATCAGCACTGGATTAACAGACTTAGATACCCAGCTCGGCGGCGGTATTGAAAATGGTTCTTTTATTGTTATTGCGGCAAGTTCAAGTATGGGGAAAACAAGCCTAGCCGTACAACTTGCCGAAGCAATCCAAACTACTGATGGCGTATCGTTAATTTTCACTATTGAAATGATGAATGGGCTAGTGGTTGACAGAATGATTGCAGGTAAATCTAAAATCTCAAGCGCAAAGCTAAGAACAGGTAAATTGGAAGATGAAGATTGGGATAAGCTAATTAACGCAGTAGAGCCTCTAAAGCGATTAAACGTGATGCTTGATGATAGGACTAACAATTTAAATTCTATGCGCTCTACAGCTCGTAGTATTAAGCGTAAGCACGGTTTAAACTGTATTGTCGTAGATTATATTGGATTAATGGTCGAAGAAGCTGATACCAGAGAGCAGCAAATATCAAATATCACGCGCGGATTGAAAAGTTTAGCTAAAGAACTTGATGTGCCGATGATTGCGTTAAGCCAGTTAAATCGTAAGGTTTCGGATAGAACAAACAAACGCCCATTAATGAGCGATTTACGCGATAGTGGAGCGATTGAGCAAGATGCCGATGTGATTATGCTGATTTACCGTGATGAATATTATCATCCTGATAGTCAGTATGTCGGAATAGCTGAGATTAACGTGGCTAAGAATCGTAACGGTGCTACGGGGTCGGTAATGACGCATTTTGACAAAGAGCATACTGTTTTCCATAACTATGCAGGCGGTATGCCTACGCAAGAAGTCAAGAAAACTCGCGGAAGTTATTACGATTAATCATGTGGGAAAAAATAAACAACTACCACATGCGTAATGGTGATTACACCATAACAAAATCCCACTCTACCAGCTCTATTTTACCGTATGGATTGCATTGTAAAAATCAGATAATAGGGTTCTTTAAAACAAGTAAAGAAGCAGAAGATAAACATGAAAGGTTAACGAAATGATAGATTGGTGTCAGGCAGCATTAAATATTCAGCAGCACATGCCTTTAGTGCAAGCAAGTAAGAAAATAGGAAAAAACCCTGAATATATGGGTAGATATGCTAGATTAGATTGCGATGAACCAAAGTTTAGCGATGGTCTTAAATGGTTAAATTTGCATTTAGATCTGTTCGGTGAAATAAAACATAAAAAGCTATTGACAATGAATACTCATTAAATTATATTTATATCTGTTGGGTTCGTGGAGACGCTAAGTTTTGGTTGCTTCACCAACTAAAAGCCCGACACTACTCAACTCAACAACGTGAAGGTTACTCAATGAAACAAACACAATCATATTCAGATTTTATCGAAGCAAAGAAGCATAGTATTGGTAACTTTGGATTTAATGCCAATTGGATACCTGATATGGCCTTTGACTTTCAACGTCACATTATCACCAAGGCATTACAAAAAGGTCGTATCGGTATATTTGCCGACACTGGTCTAGGCAAGACATTAATACAATTATCGCTAGCGCAAAACATCATTTTAACAAAAAATAAAAATGTATTGATACTAACGCCACTGGCCGTAGCTTTTCAGTTTTTAGAAGAAGCTGCAAAGATTGGCATTGATGACATTGAGCATTCGAAAGACGGTAAATTTACTAAGAAAATTGTAATTTGTAATTATGAAAGATTGCATTACTTTGATGCTAGTGATTTTGAATGTGTGATACTTGATGAAAGTTCAATACTTAAAAACTTTGACGGTAAAATTAAAGAACAGATAACGACTTTTATTAAAAAAGTACCGTATCGTTTCCTATCTACAGCTACACCTAGCCCTAATGATTTTATCGAGCTTGGAACGTCTAGCGAAGCTCTTGGCTATATGGGTTACATGGATATGTTAACCAAGTTCTTCAAAAATAACCAAAATTCAGTCGATTCAAATAATCGCAACATTGGTGAAAAATTCTATCTTAAGCCGCATGCTGAAAAATCATTTTTTGCATGGGTTAATCAATGGTCAATTATGGTTAAAAAACCAAGTGATATTGGATTTAGTGATGAAGGTTATGATTTACCAGAATTGATTAAAAACTATCATTCTGTAGAAAATCAATCAATGATTAATATTGATGGTCAATTTCAATTGCTAACGCCTGTAGCTAAATCTATGACTGAGGTTAGGTGTGAGCAGCAACAAACAATTAAAAATCGTTGTGAGCTTGCTGTGCAACTTACATATAGCAAAACGAGCGTTTACTGGTGTAATTTTAATGAAGAAAGTTCTCTATTAAAAGAATTAGATCATGATGCTGTAGAAATTATAGGTTCAATGTCTATTGACAAAAAAGAGGATATTTTAATTAACTTTGCACATGGCAATATTAAACGAATTATCACTAAAGCAAAGATGACAAGCATGGGTCTTAACTGGCAACATTGTAATCACTCGGTATTTTTCCCAACATGGTCCTATGAACAATATTATCAATCAATTCGTAGATTCTGGCGTTTTGGCCAGAAACGTGATGTGACAATTGATATTGTCGCAAGTGATGGTCAAGAGCGTGTACTGCAAGCATTAGAACAAAAAACACAAAAGGCTATTGCTTTACATCAAAACTTAGTAAATGCGGTAAATTCACAGTTTAGTGATGTTAGACGTGAATTTAATAATAACGCTAAATTACCATCATTTTTAGGATAAATCATGTTTACAAAACAAGAAACACATACAGAAAATTACAGCATTTATAATAGTGATTGCATGGAAATTTTACCAAGTTTACCTGATGAAAGTATTGATTTATCCGTGTATTCTCCACCGTTTGCCGGTCTGTATAATTACAGTTCAAGCGAAAGAGATTTTAGCAATTGTGAATCAAAAGAGCAGTTTTTAGAACAATATGATTATTTAGTTGCGCATATTGCAAGAATAACAAAAGCTGGTCGAATTACTGCCGTTCATTGCACGGATGTATTTGATAATACTTGTAGGCTTTGGGATTTTCCCCATGAGATTATTAAGATTCATGATAAATATGGTTTTGAATATCGCAATCGAATTACTATTTGGAAAGAGCCATTAAAAGTTCGTATGCGTACAATGGTTCAGTCTTTAATGCATAAATTCATTGTTGAAGATTCTACCAAGTGCTTTACGGCCATGCCAGATTACATGCTGATATTTACTAAGAAAGGTAATAATAAAGTACCTGTAACTCATGAAAATGGATTGCTTCGTTATTTTGGTGAAACTCCAGTATTACCGAACATCCTGCAAGCTTACAACAATGCTAACGGTGGAAATTTAACCGCAGATGAATTATGGTCAGAGTTGAATGATAAATTCTCAGACTTTAAAGACCCAAAAGCCAATAAATTATCACATTATATTTGGCAACGTTATGCATCTAGCGTTTGGGATGATATTAGAATTGATAATGTTTTACCGTTCCGTGATAGCAAAGAAGAGGATGACGAGAAACACGTTCACCCATTGCAACTAGATGTGATTGATAGAATAATTGAGTTATATTCAAATCCTGGTGAAGTTGTATTAACACCATTTATGGGGGTTGGTAGTGAGGTGTATAGCCCAGTTTCACTAGGTCGTAAAGCTATTGGAATTGAGCTTAAAGACAGTTATTATAAGCAAGCTGTTATTAATTTAAAAGAAGCTGGCAAACGCTTTAATGATGTTGTTCAAAAAAATAGTGAGTTATTCTGATGAAGTTTCAATCTCGCACTATAAAGCTACTAGCAAACCTTCAAAAGTCTACAGCTATATCCATGATAGAAAACGCACCTATAGGCCAAGGCTTGGAGGTTGTGCTTAGGGAATCGCCAAAAGGTCGTTCGATAGATCAGCAAGCATTATTATTTGCTGGACCACTTAAAGACATTTCTGAGCAAGTTTGGTCTGAAAATCGCCAATACACTGTCGAGATTTGGCATACCTACTTCAAGCAGGAATTTTTACCTGATGACGTGGGAGAGCCGTATTTACATGAGCTAGTAAAGAATCCAGAGAGCTATAAAAAATGGGATTATCTACCTAACGGTGAGCGTAAATGTATTGGAAGCACCACGGACCTGACGAAATACGGTTATAGCTTATATTTGGATAAAGTTCATGCCTTCGGCGGCAATCGTGGGGTATTGTTTCATACGGTGAAGCAATCATGAGATACACATTCACCTGCCCATGCGGTGCAAACTATAAACATAAACCTTCACATTGTCATATTTGCAAAAAGGAACTGAGATAATGGATATTATTAAATACAAAGGTGTTTCTTACGTCACAACTACCGGTAAATTCAAAGCAGTAACGAAAGTGGCTAAAAAGCATATTTTAATCGGAGAGGATTATGCTACAGCTAAAGAAGCTGGCGAGGCTTATATCCAATTTGTGCAGAATGTGCCAAGAGAATTAACTGCAACAGATAATCACAAAATAAGGTTATTTAAAGACATTGTTAAGTTCTGCGAGACACCTAAATTAATTGTTGAATATTACGATGAATTTAAACATTGCAGCACTACTCACATTAAGAACCTATTACGCATTCTACATGCAGATGGATTTGTCAGTGTTGAGAAAATATCAGGCGTTGGCCAGCCTAAATTACTCTATACCAAGTTAAAGAGCTATGATGAATCTGATTATGTACCGAGAGCAAAGAAACAAGCTTTAACCATTGGCAGGCCAAAATACAAAGAACCTAAGATTGAGATTAAGCCTACTATTCCTCATGCTAGAGTGATAAACTTTGATGATAAAGATTTGCAAAAAAATCTAATAGCTACGGATTATATGTCAAGACAAAACAGAAAGTCTCCTAAACAATGGGTAAGCGGTTCACTAGGTTATGCATCATGGTAAAAGACATCATCTTTGGCATATTAATGCTACCAGTGATAGCTATATGGCTAGCTGGTAAAGTTGCTGGATGGATACTTGAGTGGGCGATTGAAGTGTTTTTGGATACTTAAATGGCAATAGTTAAGCAACTTAAACCGCGTAAATGTAAATCATGCAATGAGGTTTATATACCTGAAAGACCGCTTCAACATGTATGCAGTCCGTTATGTGCATTTGAGGCGGCTAAGTTGCAACGCATTAAAACAGATCGCAAAGAACATCGAGAGAAAAAGCTTAAGATGAAACCACGTAGTGAATGGCTTAAAGATGCTCAAGAGATAGTGAACAGATTTATACGCCTACGTGATGCAGGAAAGCCTTGTATAAGCTGCAATAAACCAATGCTAAAGAAGGTTAATGCCGGGCATTATAAGAGCGTAGGAGCGCACCCTGAGCTTAGGTTTAATGAGTTTAATATTAATTCTCAGTGTGAAGCCTGTAATACGCATTTATCAGGTAATATTGTGAATTATAGAATCAATCTTATTAATAAAATTGGTGTTGATGCTGTAGAAGATTTAGAAGGACCGCATGATCCGTTAAAGTTAACAATCGACGAAATAAAACAATTGATAGCAACTTACAAACTTAAAATTAAACAATTAGGAGAATAACATGGCCCACTTAGGCAACTCAAAACTACATACCACTAACGATGAACTAATCTATATTAAGAATATCGGCAGGCATAGTCCAAATACAAGAAACATCACACGGAAAGATATGCTGAAAAGTTACATCAAGGCTGCAAAGTTGCGGTTTAATTGGGGTAAGTTGGATAAGCGTGAGATTATGCAGTTTGCTTAGAGCGAATTGGCGTTGGCATAATTATGGTAGATTCACTCAATAAACTACAACAACAAGAGCCATTAAGTGAAAAAGAACTATTTACCAAGAAGCGCAACGGATGGATTAATGAAGGCATATTAGTCGTGACTAAGAAGCAGCGCGATAAGTTAAGCCTATCTGAACATGATGCAATAATGAGTATTGGGAAGAAACTATATGGATATTGACAGGCTTCAATGGCATTTAGAGAACTGGACTGAATGGATGAGCCGCGATACTGTTAAATTGGGTTATCCCGCTAAGTCACTAATGGTAATTGGAGGAGGGGCAGTCGGTGCTGATGACTTTGAGATATTATGCGATAGTGCAGATAGTCATGCAGCCAGTATGATAGATGCAATAATAGATAGCATAAGCCTACCACAACGCACAGCAATCAATCACCAGTGGCTTAAAGTAACACATCATTACCAAACTCAGGATCTAGATATTTTAGAGGCTTATGATGCTATTATTAAAATAGCGGACAGACGCGGTTTATTGTGATATAAAAATGTTGACACGAATAAATAATTCTTTTAACATACTTGTGCGGGTATAACTCGCTCTAAAGATATGTAGCCTCATGCTTAAATGTGTGGGGCTTTTACATTTAAGGCTTATATTTTGATACAACAAGAATTAGCTGATAAATACCAAGTAGGTGAAGCAAGCTGTAATCTAATCCAATTTACCGAGAAAGGCTTTAAGCAAGCCTATAAGATTAAATGGATTACAGACTTACACGTACCTATTGAAAGCCGCAAGCAAGGACTGGCAAAAGCATTAATGCAACAGTTAGGCAAAGAAGCTGATGGCGCACAAATATCATTATTGGCAGAAGTAAGACCATACGAAGATAACATAACTCAAGATCAACTAGAATCATTCTATAAGCGCAATGGCTTTGTATCTGTGCAGGACGATCCAAAGCTTATGTTGCGTATTCCAGTGCCGCCGATGCTATTTGAATCACTCAAACAAAAACCAGCAAGTAGAATCATCACTGATTTATATCACAATTAATTATGAAATCTCCATCAATATCTTTGCGTAACATTCCTATAAATTGTACGCATATAGATTTGGGGGATATGTTAGAGTTAGTATCGTATCAAATTGCCTCTAATAAATTCATTATAAGGCATGATTCTGATATTGGCGGAGTAGTTCTTACCAGAACAGTAAAATCAAAAAGTAATAGTAACTCAATTTTAGCTAGAAGACGCAGGCAGTCAAGATTGATGTTTTCTAGTTATTTAAGCAATTAAAAAAGAATATATGGCTAGTCAATTCTCATACAAGAAAATACGATTTAGCTTTAGATGCTTGTTTGGCATCCATAAATTTATTAAGCGTGATGGCTGTAAATGGCAGACACTTATGCCTAATCAAAGATTCTGCGAACGATGCGGATTAATGAAAAGCAAATAACATAGTTAGCGGCTACTTATAACCGTGCAATCAAATATTTAAGGATGTTTTTATCATGGCGTTTCAAGAGGGCAATCAATTATCAAAAGGCAACGAGTTTGCGGCTAAAGGTCGTAAAGTTGAAAAGATGATCGAACGTGCTTTATTGCAAGAAGATGATAAGAGATTACGCCTTGGTGTAGAAGCTTTACTTGATAATGTTGCCGCTGGTGAAAGATGGGCCTTAGAGTTTGTGCGCGATTCGATAGATGGGAAACCTAAACAACAAGTAGATTTAGGCGGTCAAAAGGATAACCCAATAAATGTTACTCACGGATTATCAGAATCAGTTACAAGTATTATTGACGACATTATCAGACAAAGATAAGAAGCAATCATTACGTTACCTAGCATTAAATGATTTATATTTTTTAATCCGCTATGTATTAAACCGAAAAGACATTGAACGTCAATGGTTATTCGATAGATGCAAAGAGATACAAGATAACCCAAACGACCATATTGATTTATGGGCACGTGAGCATTACAAGTCAACCATTATTACATTTGGTCTGACAATTCAAGATATATTAAAAGACCCTGAACAGACATTTGGCTTATTCAGCCATACAAGACCAATTGCTAAAGCATTCTTGCGGCAGATTAAGCGTGAGCTAGAAAGCAATGTACAGCTTCTTGAATTATTCCCTGATGTGCTTTGGTCTAATCCAAGCAAAGAAGCTCCGAAGTGGTCGGAAGATGAAGGAATCATTGTTAAGCGTAAGTCTAATCCTAAAGAAGCAACGATTGAGGCTTGGGGATTAGTTGACGGACAACCAACATCGAAGCATTACACAAAGCTTGTTTATGATGATGTGGTGACGCGTGAAAGCGTAACAACGCCTGACATGATAGCTAAGACTACCGAAGCATTAGAGCTTAGTTATAACTTAGGTGCTGAAGGTGGTCATCGTCGGTTTATCGGAACTCGCTACCACTTCAACGATACATATAAAACAATCATGGCGCGTGGAACTGCCGAGCCAAGAGTTTACACGGCAACTGATGACGGTACTTTTGAAGGCAATCCAGTATTACTGACGCGTGAACGATTATCAGAGAAACGTAGAGATCAAGGGCCATATACATTTAACTGTCAAATGCTACAAAATCCAGTTGCAGATTCTACTCAAGGCTTTAAGAAAGAGTGGATTAAACATTATGAAGGTGATGCTTCAAGCGGGACTAATCGTTATCTATTGGTTGATGCTGCTAACGAGAAGCGTAAAGGCTCTGATTACACATCAATGTGGATTATTGGCCTTGGTAACGATGGAAACTATTACGCGCTAGACATGATACGTGACCGCTTAAACATAACCGAACGTGCCGAGAATGTTATTAGGCTACATAAGAAGTGGAAGCCGATAGAAGTTCGCTATGAGCGTTACGGCATGATGGCTGATGTTGAGTTTATCAAGCGATTACAGACTGAACAGAATTATAGGTTTGACATAGTTGAAGTTGGCGGAGCTACTCCAAAGAACGACAGAATTAGACGCTTAGTACCAATATTTGAGCAGGGTAAATTCTACTTGCCATTATCCCTATACAAAACTGATTACGAGAAAATCTCACGAGACTTGGTTGAAGGCTTTATTGAAGATGAATATAAAGCTTTCCCTGTTTCCATTCATGACGACATGCTTGATGCGTTAGCTAGAATAGCTGAGCCTGATATAGAACTTATCTGGCCGGCTGAAATTAATAAGGATACTGCAATGAACGCACCATCATATTACGGCGATATGGGCTGGGCTGGTTAATGGCTAAAAGTAAAGTAATCAAGACAGACAAAGACGATGTTGAGATGACTATTGTCGAACGCGCCAAAGCATTCTATCAACGCGCCAAAGTCTATGAGTCAGATCAACGCAAAGAGGAGCTTGACGATATTCGCTTCTCTGGCTTGCTTGAGCAATGGCCTCCACAGCTTAAAGCTATTCGTGAAGCAGACCCTCAAGGTGCAAGACCATGTTTAGTTGTTGATAAGGTTAATCAGTACAAGAACCAAATCATCAACAGCATGAGACAGAATCGCCCAAGCATCAAAGCGCGTCCTGTAGACGACAATGGTGACATTGAAGTCGCTGAGATATATCAAGGTATCATTCGACACATTGAAGACGCTAGTAAGGCTGATATTGCCTATGATTGGGCGGCAGAAGGACAGGTTACAAGCGGAACTGGTTACTTTCGGATTATCACTGAATATGTAGGTGATAGTTTCCAGCAAGAGATACGCATTGCACGCATTCGCAACAGATTTACTGTCTACTTTGACCCTGACTCTAAAGAACCAGACGGTTCAGACCAGAAAGAGTGCTTAATCACAATGATGGTTAAGCGTGATGAATTCAAAGAGATGTATCCAAAGGTTGAGTTATCCGCATGGAACTCTGCGACCGGTGATAGTAACGAGGATTGGGCTGATGCTGATAATGTGCGTATCGCTGAATACTTTTACATTGAAGAAGTAAAGACTGAGCTATATCTGCTTGAAGATGGCAATTCAATATTTAAAGATGACTACGAAGAAAAGTATCTAAGCAGCGATAAAGAAGAAGAAAACGAAACTGATGCAGACTTAGAGCCAAGTGAAGATAGTTTCCCACAGCCTAAAGAACCGGCACCAAAGATACTCAAGAAACGTGATGGTCATAAGACCAAAGTTAAATGGTGTAAAGTCACTGGCGCAGAAGAATTAGAATCAACAGAAGTACCGGGCACATTTATTCCAGTAGTTCGCGTAATCGGCATAGAAACAGACATTGACGGTAAGTTGCATTTACGCGGTGTTATTCGTGGCGTTAAAGATGCACAGCGTATGTATAACTATCAACGCTCAACAGTAGTTGAAACATTAAACCTTGCGTCTAAAGCTCCATATATTGCCGCTGCTGGACAGCTTGAAGGCTATGAGGCTGAATGGGCAAGCTCTAACCGTGTTAATCGTGCCGTGTTGCGTTACAAGCCTGTTAATATCAACGGTACATTAACGCCGCCTCCACAAAGACAAGGCTATGCTGGCGTACCTACTGGCCTTATTCAGGACATGGAAACATCAGAGCATGACATACAGTCAGCTTTAGGAATGTATCAAGCATCAGTCGGGCAAGATGGTAATGCCAAGTCAGGTCGTGCAATGAATGCACAGCAGAAACAAGGCGATATGGCCACGTTTCAATTCCCTGATAATCAAAGTAAATCTATTCGTCATGCTGGTCGAATCATCATGGGAATGATACCAATTGTTTACGATACCGCTCAATTAGTTCGTATTCTTGGTGAAGATGGTACGCCTGATTATGTGAAGATAGATCCAGAACAACAACAAGCAGTGACTAAGACGCGTGATGCGAATGGTGTTATCAAGAAAATCTATAACCTTGGCGTAGGTAAGTATGACGTAACGATTACTACAGGCTCAGGCTATGCGACTAAACGCATGGAAGGTGCAGACTTCTTAACTCAGTTGGTACAGTCTAGCCCAGACTTAATGCCTATCATTGGTGACTTGTTATTTAAATCAATGGATATGCCTTACGCTCAAGAGATTAGCGACCGCTTGAAGAAAATGATGCCGCCACAATTGCAAGAGCAGAAAGATGGTGAAAGCCCAGAAGTACAGCAAGTTAAACAGCAAGCGCAACAAGCAGTACAGCAACTTACTCAACAACTTGACGCAGCACACAAAGCAATGGACGAAGCAGAGCAAGAAGCCAAGATACTTGAGCAGAAAGCTAACGATACTCAAAGCAAGAATGAATATGAGATGAAGAAGCTTGATATCGACACGTTCAAAGCTGAAACAGACCGCTTGAAGGTTGAGTTAGATGCAGCACAGAAAGAAGCGGCTGCACCAGACCGCATTCAAGCTATCGAGGACGCTGTGGCACATCTAATTAATCACATTGCACCACCTGAACCAGAAGCTCCACAACAATAGCAGAAGCAATACCAATGGCAAAAACCATTAATACATCCTAAAACAGGACATATATTACATCGTGATGCGCAGGGTAATCTGGCTTATGTTGGCCCCAATAAGGAAATTGAACATGCCTGAGTTTGACTTAAGTACAGCACAACCAGTAATAGACTATTCTTCTGAAAATTCAAGACTTCTATCTGATACTAGAAGAATGTACCCATTTATAAATAAGCATAATGTAGTTATAACAACAAATCAAAAAGATAAAGACACTTGGGGATATGCTGAAACATGGAAGCCAAACGAAACTGGATGGGAGGGAACTAAGTCTCAGGGATATGTTACACGTCCAAAAACTATCCCGCTAGAAGCGTTAGGGATAGATATATATCAACGTGGAGGAATGAACCCAAATGATATTGCAGGAGAAGTATTACATGGCGATACTTATGCCAATGAAACTAGAGACAAACTTATGTCATCTTTAACCGATTGGCAAAAAGAAGTATTTAGAGAACAAGGCGATTATAAAGATACCGTTGCCCCGGATGAAATTAAATTAAGAAATGCGACTGATTCTGCAATTCGTGGTTCAGTCCTTAATCAATGGCCTAAAGAAGCAATCGACGAGTTAAAATTATCTCCATCACAACAAAAATATTTAGATGACTTAAAATCATATATTCAATCTGGTACTGTTGAAAATTTATCGCCAAAATTTGATTTGAATACAGCCGTTCCTGTTAACAATAAAGATTTAAATACGTCAAACCCAGACAATGAAGGAATGCAACAATGACACAAGTAGCCTGTACGATTATCCAGAATGGAAGAAGCGACCCTTATGGATTCATTAGCGCACGCCGTGTCAGATAATCAAGGACAATAAAATGAGCAAACAATCACTGAGTGGCGTAATTAACACCACTGGCACGCCTACATTTAATGGTAAGAATACTAAGATATTTAATAGCTGTCCAATATAACCAACCACCGCCACTTAGTGTGGCGATAACAAAACATTTAACCGCTTGAGTGCGGTTTTTTTACGCCTATCGGTAGGCTATACCGAGCCAAAGCCCTTAATTGGGCTTTTTTCATTTCTAAGGATGAAAAATGTCAGAAGAAGCACCGGTAATAGAAACATCACAAGGCGAAGTGATACAAACAGCCGAGCAGTCACCTATCACTGAACAGGTAGAGGAAACGGAGAAGCCCTCCGAAGAACCGGCTGAAAAGACCTTCACACAAGCAGAGCTTGATGCGATTGTTCAAAAACGAGTAACTAAGCTTGAACGTAAGCTAGAGCGCGAACGTATTGAATCAACTACACGCGCACAGGTATTGCAAGAAGTGAAGCAACAAGCCGCTATCCCAGCTAACAAGCCTATGATAGAAAACTTTACAGATTACGGAGAGTTTCAAGAAGCTTTAACAGATTGGAAGGTAGACCAGCGTTTGGCTGCTATCGAACAATCAAAGGCTGATGAAGCACGTAAGAATAGTGAACAGACAGAAGCCCAGCGCACGACTGAGCGTCAGACTGAACTGATTGAAGCTGGTGAACGTAAATATGATGACTTTGAGGATGTAGTTAAATCCGACAAGACTAATTACTCACGCGCCGCTTATCTCTCTATTTTGGAGAGCGACCAGTCAGCAGACATTGTCTATTACTTGGCAAAGAATCAGGACGAAGCTAAACGGATTGCAGACTTACCAGCATACGCGCAAGCAAAAGAAATAGGCAAGCTTGAGGACAAACTCTCAGCTAAAGCCCCAGTAAAAACATCCAACGCACCAACGCCAATCAAGCCAATCGAAGGAAAGGGAAACCTAACCAAGAAGCTTGAGGACATGAGCTATGACGAAATGCTAGAACATGACCGTAAGCGCGGTGCGAAATATTTAAATAGATAAATTAAATAAGTTCGTAATCAGGAAAGTTTTTAGAACGACACCTTACAGCAAAACTACTTAGAAGCATTCCAGTGGCTCTTGCGCCTTCTGACATGCTTTGATAGGTAATGCCATTAACTTTACAACCGCGTTTATTGCGGTAAGCATCTAAAGTTACTTTTTTAAGAGCTTTAGTTTCTTCACTATCTTTACGACCTAATTGAACTTGTCGGTACTTCTCAAGTATTTCTGGCGTGCGTACATAATAGCCATTAGTAGGATGAGATTCACCAATATGTTCTTTTGGTGTAAGCCATTGTAAATTTGATGCTCGATTATCTTTTCTATCGCCATTGATATGATGTACATGTTCCTTATTGTCTGGATTTGGTATCCAGCAAGTAGCAACTACTCGATGCATCAATCTTTTACGTCCTAATGTTCTATATCCGTCTGGACGGTAGTCTCTTGGCTCGTAGGGTTGGAATGTTCTAAGAACTTTTCCGCAAGCAGAAACTGCAAACAAGTGGTCGTAAAATCGGTATTCGATTCCTTCTACTTTAATGCTAATCATATTTGTGACCTTTAGGTTGGTTATGAGTTTTATATTATACACGTAAACAAAGGAGTTATACAATGAGCAACGTATTAGCCACGAGTTCTATCGTAGCAAAGAAAACACTAGCAATCTTGGAGAATAGCTTATCATTCGCCTCTAACGTCAACCGTACATGGGAAGATGAATATACTGGTAATATGTCACGCGGCTATGCGCCGGGTGCTACTATCAATATCAAACGTCCTTCTCGTTACACTTACCGTGCTGGTCGCGTATCAGTACCACAAGCATCAACAGATACAACCGTACCATTAACACTTACTCAAGGCGGTACAGATTTAAACTTCACTAGCTTTGAGCGCACTGTCGGCCTTACAGAAGATTCATTGGATACTAAAATTCAAGCTGCTATTGCAACTGTAGTCAATGAGATTGATCGTCAAGGTCTTGAGCTTGCCAAGTTCTCAGCATACAACACATTGAACGTAACAGGTGCTTTACCTACAACTCAAATCGGTGCTGTGCAAGTTTACACTGATTCATTACGCCGTTTGAATGAAATGGCCGCACCGACTAATCGCGGTGAGAAAGCTTTCATCATGGGCCCAGGTCTTAACGGTGCTTCTGTTGCTGGCTTATCTGGTCTTTTCAATTCACAAGAAAAAATCAAAGCACAATACGGTAACGGCATGATGGTTGATTCATTGGGCTTTGTCATCGGCATGGATCAGAACGTATCTACATTGACTTTAGGTGCTGCAACTGCAACCAATATCAATGCGGCAAATATCACTGGTACGGCTCTCACTGTCGTTGCTGTTGCTGCTGGTACATTGGCACGTGGTACAGCTATTACATTGCCGGGCGTTTATGCAGTTAATCCGCAAACACGTCAATCAACTGGTGTGCTTGCTGACTTCATCGTTACTGCTGATGCGTTGCAAGGTGCAACTACTATCAACGTAAGCCCAGCCTTGGTTACTAGCGGTGCATTCCAGAACGTAACAGCATCACCAACTAATGGTCAACCTTATGTGATTAAAGGTACACCTTCAACAGCATATCAATCTAACATCGCGTTCCATAAAGATGCGTTTACATTGGCTATGGTTCCTATGGAAATGCCGCCAGCTGGCACAGGTGCACGCGCTCATCAAGAGTCACGCAATGGTTTCACTGTTAAGGTTACTGATGGTTACGACTTCATCAATGACAATAGCTTGATGCGTATTGACGTGTTGTTTGGCTGGGCCGCGACTTACGCCGAATTATCTTGTAGATATTTAACAGTGTAAGCAATAGGGGAGCAATCCCCTTTCTAATTTTATAAAGGAATAATCATGTCAGTAACATTATTGCGCTCATACGCTACTTATGCGCCAGGTGCGGTTGTAACACTGCCAGACTCGACAGAGACTGCATTAATCGCACAAGGCTTCGCTGTAGCAGCTGCAACAACAACAACCCCATCAGTCTATGGTGGCCCAGACCAAGTTGTAACTCAAGGCGGTAATATCGCTGCGATTCAATCAGCAGGCCAAACAACCCCAGTATCATTACAAGGCCCAGTAATTCTGCCTAACATTGCATTAGGTTCAGCTGCATTAACTGGTTATGAAACTAACGGAGTGGCTCAAGTCGCTGGTACATTAAACATATCTGAAATCTATGTTCCACATTGGAATACGTGGACAGGTGCTGGTGTATTAAACGGTACAACTGTCGGTACAAGTCTCGGTATTGTTGCCTTGTACGGTTCTAACGGTGCGTTAATTGCTAACTCTGCTGTAGCTGGTGCTGTTACGGCTGGTTATAACGTTATGCAAAATCGCGCATTCACTTCACCTGTGACACTTGCGCCGGGTCGTTACTTCATTGCAGTTCAATACAACAATGCCACAGATACTGTGCGTCATGTGTTAGCTGCCAATGGTTCTAACGTAGTTGGTACAACTGTAGCTGGTGTATTTGGAACTATCCCTGCAACTATTACCGCGCCAACGACATTTACAACTGCCGTTGCTCCTATCTGCCAACTTTACACTTAATAAGTTGGCTTTTACTGCCTTCTTCACAAGAGAGGGCAGAGTAAAGCTAATTAGTGGAAATCATGCAAAAATATACTGATGTGGTGCAGGATGTTCATGGAAGCGTTATCTCTGGCGCATCCGTAACTATTACAACCAATAATGGTGGTGCGGCTGTAATTTATTCGGATAACGGCATTACGGTATTATCGCAACCAATACAAACTAATGGATTAGGTCGATTCAGTTTTTATGCTGCTGATGGTCGTTACAATATTAATGTAACCGCTAATGGCGTGTCATCAAGCGTATTGGATATATTGCTGGAAGATTACACTACTGACTTAGCTAGTTCCACTGGCTCAAGCCTAGTAGGTCATATTGCTAGTGGTACTGGAGCAGTGGCTAGGACTGTTCAAGCAAAGCTACGCGATACAGTTCATGTATTTGACTTTATGACTACCGCACAGATTGCAGATATTAAAGCAGGTACAGCTCTAGTGGATGTAACAGTCAATTTTCAAACTGCGGTGACAGCCGCTATTACTTATGGGCATAAACTTAAAGTTAGTTCTGGCATATACAATCTAACAGCTCCCATTACTATTACTGGGGGATTAGTAATTGAAGGCGATGGGGTATCTCCCTATAAATTTACAATAGGTACTAAGGATGCTGGTAGTTGGTTATATTTTAATCATACTGGTCTTGGTTTTAATATTACTAATGCAGGTGGTGTTATCAGTGGTATCACCTTATCTGAATTTGGTACTTATAGAAATCAACCTACTCCAGCAGTAAGCTGGACACCCTTAGCATGTGACTTTGATGTATATATCAATAATGCAGATGTCTATATTAATGACCTGATGTTATTAAATCCAACCAAAGGTATTCGATTAGATAATGGCGGAGCAGGTAGATTAGAGGTTAATCGTTTGCGTGGTCAAGCGATGCAAGTGATGGTAGATATTGATACCAGTTATGACTTATGTAAATTAAATAATATCCATCAATGGGCTTTCTGGAAAGATGATGCAAATGTTCACGCATATACGATGCAGAACTTAGATGTTATTTACTCCAAACGTAATGACAATCCTTTTATAGTTAATCTATTTTCTATCTTTGCACGGTCAGGTATTAGATTTGGTCAGAATATCAATGGCAGAACCTTAAAACTTAAAGCTGTTAATCTTGACATAGACCGTGGAAAATACGGAATTTGGATTGATAGTACTGTAACTTCTGGTGTTATAGCTATGTTTACAAATTTAACTACCCAAGGCGAAACTGGACTTGCTGGTAGTGAGATGCTTAGGATAGATGGCGCTCAAAGCACCATAGACTTTGGGGTTATTAGAACTGACTTATGTGGATTGAGTGTGTTTGACATTATTGGGGCTAATAATATTGTACGAGTGCAAACTGCAACTCTATTTAATTATAACCAAGATGTTGCTGCCGCTCCTGCTATAAATGTTGCTGCAAGTAATTTTGTGGATTTCCTTAAAAATCCAGTCATTTCTGGTGGAGGTGCTGGTGCGTTATTTAGTGCTACTGGAACTATTTACACTGAATTATGGAGAGTTTGGACTCCTACAGTGACCCCTCAAACCGGGGCTATTACCACTGTCGGTGCGCTGAATTGTGCCTATCAAATGCACAATAATAGATGTACTTTTAAAGCTGTCATTTCCATTACGACAAATGGTACAGGTGGCGGTGCATTGAATTTTACATTGCCAGTTATGCCTGCCGCTGATGGCGTTGCAGTCGGAAGGGAAGTTACTACAAGTGGTTCACAATTGGCTATAAATATTAATAATGGGTCATTGACTTCTAATATTTATACTTATAACAATGCTTACCCTGTCGCAAGTGGTTCAACTGTAATTATTTCAGGAAGTTACCAATACTAATATGACTTATAATGTGGAAACATAGAATCCCACTGTAGTTATACCAACAATCAAACAGCCGCTTAACTGCGGTTTTTCACTTTAAAAGGATGCATAAATGATTATAGATGAAGCAACTAAGGAAGTATTAGATTATATGTTAGATAAATTTAGTTTAAGTAATACCGATAGCCGCTTAACTGCGGTTTTTTACGCCAAAAGAAAGACTTTCTATGCCAATAATCATTCAATTACAAAATAGTTCAGGTGCTACGGCGCTTGACCTTGTTACATCAGCAATGGGTATTATTGGCGTATTAGGTCAGAACGAGACGCCATCATCAAGCGAGGCTGCCACAGGTCTAAAGGCATTAAACAACATGCTTGCACTATGGGCTAATGATAGAACCTTTGCTTATACCGTAACGACTAACAATGCACCATTAACCAGTGGGGTTATATCGTACACAATCGGCACTGGGGGCGTTATAAATATCGCCAGACCTATTACCATTGACTATGCTTATGTACGCCTGAATAACATAGACTATCCAATGAAGAAGATAAGTAGCCAAGACTATGACTCTGTGCCATACAAAAGCAATCAGGGCTTTCCTCAATACTTCTATTACGACCACGGCTTTCCATTAGGCACTATTTTCATATATGGCGCACCACAAGATAACATGACATTGTATTTTGATACATGGGTACAACTAACACAATTTACTAACCTAGCCACTGATTTAACCTTTCCGCCCGGCTATGAGATGGCTATTGTGCATAACTTAGCGAAGTATCTAGCTCCTCGTTTTGGCATGAGTTTATCTCCTGAAAATGCTGAGATAGCAGTTACCTCATTGGCTATGGTTAGAGAACGAAACATACCTGACTTAGTGCTAAAAACAGAGGTAGGTTTGATTAATGGTCGAGTGCCTTATGGCTACGGTGCTTGGAGCTACTAATGCAAGCTCTTAAACTATTTGGCATTGGTCAATTCGGTAAGAGTTCAAATGTCACATCACAAGAGAGATTGAACTGTTATTTAGAAGTTCAGCCGGGTGATGATAGGTCTGTTGTTGCTGTTTATGGAACGCCCGGCTTAGACTTTTTCATGTCATTCGGTGATACCCCTGTTCGTGGTGAGTTTCAGCATGGCGATTATCTATACGTAGTGCATCGTGGCAGGTTTTATGAAGTAAACAATGCTGGAGTATCAACTGTGCGCGGAACTATCGGCACAACGTCAGGACGCGTGTATATGGCTGACAATGGCTCACAGTTAATGATTACTGACGGTACGTTAACGGGTGGGTACATTTATAACTATGCAACGCTGGCATTTACAAATATCACTAGCGCAGGTTATCTAGGTGCAGCAACTGTTACATGGCAAGATGGCTATTTCATTACCGTAGTGCCTAATACCCAACGATTCCAAGTATCAGCTATTAACGACGGCTTAACATGGTCGGCACTAGATTTTGCATCAGCAGAATCAAACCCTGATAGCCTAGTTATTGCAATCAGTGATAATTCTAATCTATATCTATTCGGCACGGTATCAACTGAGTTTTGGAACAATAGCGGAGCTACTGACTTCCCATTTGCTCGTATCTCTGGTGGTGCTACTGAATGGGGATGTGCAGCAGTTAATACTGTAGTCAAATATGACAACTCACTTGCATTCTTGGCTAAGAATCGTATGGGGCAAGTTATTGTCGCACGGATGAACGGTTATACACCGACTAGAATATCAACTCCTGAATTAGAGTTCATCATTAACAACTATTCAGCGGTATCTGACGCAACTGCATTCAGCTATATGCTCGGCGGTCATCCGATGCTAGAGATTAGCTTCCCTTCTGGTGACGCTACTTGGCTATACGATGGATTATCACAGGCATGGTCTAAATTATCAAGCTATCAGTTAAATCGCCATCGTATTAATTTAGGCGTTAATTACCTAGATAAAACTGTTGTAACAGACTACTCAAACGGTAATTTATACAAAATGAATCCGTTGAGTTATACCGACAACGGAGATCCAATTACCTTTGAGATTATCTCAAGGCATATATCACAAGACGATAAGCGCATGGTATTTGATAGCTTACAGCTTGATTTAGAAGCTGGTATCGGTACTGCAAATGGTCAAGGCTCTAATCCACAGATAATGCTGCAAATATCCAAAGATGGTGGCCACGAGTACGGCACAGAACAATGGATAAGCATGGGTGCAATAGGCCAATATAAGTATCGTGCTATTTGGCGCAGGCTTGGAATATCACGCGATTGGGTGTTTAAGTTCCGTATCACAGACCCTGTTAAACGGGTTATTTTTGGCGCAGTAGCAAGCATTCGATTGGGTAACTCATGATTATTTCACCAGCACCAAATCAGCAAGTAATGGATGTTAACAATGATGGTGTGATAGACCCTGCATGGAAAGCATTTTTCAGTGCAGTTTATGACGGAATATTTTACACACAGCAAAGTGGAACGACAGCTAAAAGACCGACTAAGGGTTTATTTGCTGGTCGCACATACTTTGATACTACATTAGGAATACCTATTTGGTACAAGACTGCTGGATGGGTAAGCGCAGCAGGGGCAGCAGTATGATTGACGCTTTTATAGACGTTAAAAATATCGCTTATGTAGAAATTTCACAGCCTGATTTTTCAGTAATATCAATCGACACAACTCATATTCAAAATGTTGAATCATTAGAGAATAAAATGAAGTTGATGGAGGCTATAGATTTACCTGTTACCAATCACTTTTCAAAAGGTGTATATGCTAGAGAGTTATTTATTCCTAAAGGCACAATACTTACAGGTCATATTCATAAATATACTAACCTGAATATTATGTCTAAAGGTGAGTTATCAATTCTCACAGAGAACGGTGTTATTAGAGTTAAATCTCCTTATACGGTAGTTTCACAGGCTGGGACTAAGCGTCTTGCATACGCGCATGAAGATACTATCTGGACAACAATACATGGTACAGATGAAACAGATATAGATTTAATAGAAAATGAATTTATCGCACATAGCAATGAAGAATATTTAACCTTCTGCGCTTCTATCGAGGAAAAATAATATGGCATGGGCAGCGGTAGCAACAGCGGGTGCAAGTTTAGTAAGTGGAATGATAGGTTCTGATGCCAACGCTACAGCAGGACAACAATCAGGACAGGCAACGGCAGCATCTAATGCTATGCTAGGACAGCAAGCGCAGGCCAATACTACAGCTTATGCGCCATTTGTTGGAACAGGCACAGCTGCTAATTCTACCCTTGCTAATTACTTGGGAATATCTGGCGGTAATGGTAGTGGTTCAGCCTATAATCCTATTAGTTCAGCAAATCTAGTATCAACTGACGCTAATGGTAATTTTGTACCTAATGCTCAATTATACAGCAGCGACCCTGCATTCAAATCTGCATTTGATAGCGCAATGGCAAGTCATTTTGCTAAATATAATACAGACCCAAATCTATCTAAGGGAAGCAGTTTAAGTGGGTTTAATAGTGATGTGACTGGAAGATATAGTAACGGGCTAGATACTTATAATGCAGCTCAACAAGCTAAATCACAAGCACAATCTCAAGCACAATCTCAAACGCAGGCTAACGACCCTAACTTTGGTTCATTACTCAAGAACTTTAGCTCGGCTGATATGGCTAACGACCCTGTTTATAACTCAGGCCTACAGTTTGGCTTAGACCAAGGTACTCAGGCAATCAATCGTAACGCTTCTGCGGCTGGTGGCATCGACTCAGGTGCAACGCTTAAAGCTCTTACACGTTATGCTAACGACTATGGTACAACTAAGGCTCAAGGCTCTTACGATAGGTTTAACGCCAATAAAAACAGCATTTACAATATGCTATCAGGTCAACAAGGCGTAGGTCTTAATGCAACTAATAGCAATCAATCAAACAATACCGCACTGATGACAGGCCAAGCGGCTAATACCATGAACAACGGACAGGCTCAGGCTGGCTATACCATCGGCGGCGCTAGTGCTATTAATAACGCTGTGCAAGGTGGTATCGGTAACTATCTGTATGGGAATCGTATCAATAATGGCTCGGTAGTTGGTGCTAATACTGGTTATGGTGGCAGCGGTACTGGATTTGGTGGAGGAGTAAACGGCAATGGTACTGGCATACAGTTAAACCAATCACAAATGCCTTCTAACTGGTATCAAGGGAAATAACATGGCAGACTTTCAACCAGTAAACTTAGCTCAGATTTATGGCGCAGCCGACCAAGCAAACGGTCAGATTATGCAGAATCAAGCGATGCAATTGAAGTTAAAGCAAGCGCAACAAGCAGACACGACAGACCAAGCGGTAAAAGGTGCTTATGCTTTCACTCCTGATGGCGGGTTAGATGAAAAAACTACACTAGCTAATCTATACAAAGCTGCACCAGATAAAGCTTATGAGTTTCAACAAGCATTAGCAACAAGAGATGCGGCGGCAGCAAAGAGCAAGCGAGAAGATACTAAAGCGCAACTTGATAATGCGGCTAGTACCTATAAACTAATGGGAGAGGGTGCTAAGTCAGTATTGGCTAATCCAACTCTCGATACGGCTATTAATGCTATAAAACAGTTTGGGCAGTTAACAGGCCAAGACTCTACAAACTCCATTGCGGAGGTTCAGCAAATAGGTAATAACCCTGACGCATTGCGAAAATGGGCGGGCGGGCACGCTTTAACCGCAGAGCAAATGCTAGGAAAGATACAGACCTTTAATAATGGTCAGTTCAATGTTCAGCAAATGGTAGACCCAATTACAGGAAAAGCAACTGAAACAGGCCGTACGCAGATGCAACAAACTCCAGATAGTGTAGCTAGTATCGCTAATCAGAAGCAAGAGAATGCACTCAATCGCGGCGTAACTATGCGTGGTCAGAATATGACTGATGCACGGGCTAAAGAAGCAAACCAAGGCACAGAAGTATCATTCACACCAGAAGCAATTTCAAACGCAGCATCAAGATATAATATTGATGGTACATTGCCCCCTATGGGTATGGGTAAAACTAGCGCAATGGCTAGGTCAGCTATACTTAATGAAGCGGCTGTACAGGCTGGGAATAGCGGATTAAGTGGAGATGAACAGCGCATTCAGCAAATAGGCAATAAAGCAAATTCAGCTTCACTTTCTAAATTACAACAATCTCAATCAATGGTTGGCGCATTTGAGAAAAACTTTAATAAGAATGCAGACTTGGCGCTTGGTTTATCGGATAAGGTTGGAAATACTGGCGTGCCGATTATTAATCAATGGATAAATGTAGGGAAAAGAACTGTTGCTGGTGATCCTGCATTATCAGCTTATGACCTATCAATTAAAGCAACTGTTAATGAATATTCAAAAATCATATCAGGCAGTATGGGCAACACTGCGATGGCTGAGAGCGAGGTTAAAAAAGTAGAAAGCCTATTAAGTTCAGCACAAACACCAGAACAGGTTAAATCTGTTATCAATATGATGAAAACTGAAACGCAGAACAGAATGCAGGGGTATGAAGACCAGAAAGCAGAATTGAGAGCTTCTATGAGGAGCGGTAAGCCAGCGGCAACACAACCGGCACCAGCACAAGCCAAGCAAGTATTTCACTATGACTCACAAGGAAACTTGATTAAATGACAACCGCACAACTAGCTGATGGTACTCAATTAGAGTTTCCTGATGGTACAAGTCAGGATGTTATAAGCAAGGTTGTTAAACAGCATATTGCTGGCACAGCGCAGCATCAAACGCCAATAATAGACCCAACGGAAGGAAATAGTTTTGGTCAAAATGTATTAATCGGAACAGGCAAGGCATTTGTAGATGCTGGACGTGGAACAGGTCAGATATTGCGCTCAGTATTACCTGATAGCACGTCTAATAAATTAGGACTCCCTACACAATCAGATATTGCGGAATCACGCAAACTAGATGCTCCATTAATGAATACTGCTGGCGGTAAGGTTGGGAATGTTTTAGGTAATGTTGCTATGGCTGTCCCTACAGCATTTATACCTGGCGCAAATACCTATACAGGGTCTGCCGCAATTGGTGGTGTTATGGGGGCTTTGCAGCCTACCACACAAGATGAGTCTCGTCTTAAAAATACAGGGCAAGGTGCGGCGGCCGGTATTATCGCAAAATTCCTGTCAGATAAAGCTGCTCAGGCAATTAAAAATAGATTCTCTACTCAACAAGCGGCGGCAACACAAACAAACGCAGAGAATGCAGTTAAAAATCAGAGCTTGAAAGAAGGTCAAGATTTAGGTTATGTCGTACCCCCATCACAAGCTAATCCATCTATGGTAAATCAAACATTAGAAGGCATATCGGGAAAGATTAAAACAGCACAAGTAGCATCATTAAAAAATCAGTCAGTTACGAATGATCTTGTAAGAAAATCGTTAAATCTTGCACCAGATGCTCCATTAAATAAAGATACATTAATGAGCGTTAGATCAGAAGCTGGTAAAGCTTATGACGTAATATCGCAAATCCCATCTATTAAAACTGATACAGCTTATACTAATGCGATACAGAGCTTAAAAGGTGCTTATTCAAATGTAGAAAAAGAAGCGCCTGAGCTTGCCAGTAAATATACAAAAGAATTTGATAATCTTATTGCTGGTATGGATAAACCTGAATTTAGCGGTAAAGGTGCTAATGAGATTATAAAGCTATTGCGTAATGAAGGTAATAATGTATCGCCAATGGCTAATGCTGCTGAAAAAGCAGTTGGTAAGGCTCAAATTAAGTCAGCTAATGCGCTAGAAGATTTAATTGATAGAACTATGACAGCAAATGGAGATACTCAAGCAGTCGCTAACTTTAGAAATGCTAGGTCAACTATTGCTAAGTCATATGATATTGAAAAGGCACTAACTGAGCGTGGGAATATAGACCCAAGCAAACTAATCACTTCTCTAAAAAAAGGTAAGCTTACAGGGGAATTAAAGCAAGCTGCTAAATTCTCAGCTACTTTCCCTAAAGCAACACAAGAGATTAAAGATAGCATCCCTGCCACGAGTCCTCTCGATTGGTACGGTGGTATGACAGCAGCAGCTGCAAGCGGGAACCCTTTACCGTTAGCATTAATAGGCGCACGGCCTGCTGTTCGTGCTGGAATACTATCTAAAGCGTATCAACAAGCAATGACCAAAGCACCACAAGAATCAGTTGGTTCATTAACAAATATTGGGAATAGTGCAGCAGGGAATGAATTGATAATGAGATCTATGCCTGCTGTCGGTAGCTTAAGTTCATTTATGTATAATAATAGAAAATAGACTTTTAACTTTGCCAAAAAGTTCTAATGAGAATATATACAGCCACAAACATATAACAATAGAAAATATAATATATGTTATAAATAATATAAAATAACTCATGATATTACCCTTCAAAAATATAAACATAATACACAAAGCCACCTTAGTGCGGTTTTTTAATTTGGAGTAATCTATATGGCATACAAGCTCGCGCCAATATTCAACGATGCACAGCAAATAAACAGTATAGCCGCCAATGGTGGTCTACTGTTTACTTATGTTGCAGGCTCAGTTAATACAAAGCAAACAACATACACAGACATAACAGGTACAGTGCCGCAAGCTAATCCTATTGTGTTAAATAGTCGAGGTGAACCATCTAGCCCTATATGGCTGACTACTGGACAGGCTTATAAGTTCGTATTTGCACCGTCTACCGATACCGACCCTCCTACTTCACCTATTCGCACCATAGACAATATCACTGGTATTAATGACGCTTCAATCTCAATCGACCAATGGGTGTCAAGTGGAGTAGCTCCAACTTACGTAAGCGCGTCATCATTCACGCTAGCTGGTGATCAAACTACTGCATTTCACGTAGGCAGACGATTAAAACTAACAGTAACGGCTGGGACTGTTTACGGAACTATCTCAACAAGCGTATTTGGCGCATTAACAACCATAGGCGTAACGCTTGATAGTGGTGTGCTAGATGCTGGATTATCAGCAGTTTCATACGGATTATTAACTGAGACAAATCCATCTCTACCCGGTGGATTACGGCAATTACAATTCCAAAAATTAACTACCAGCGGAAACTTCACAACTCCCGCCAATATATCTACTTCCACCGTATTTGAACTAACACTGGTTGCTGGCGGTGGCGGTGGCGGTGCTGCAACCGTTATAAATGGCGTAGCTGGCGGCGGCGGTGCTGGTGGTGCTGTTAAATTCTTAATATCTGGTCTTTTACCAAGTACTGCCTATGCCGTTGTTATTGGTGCTGCTGGTACTGCTGATGTTACTGGTGCTGGTGGTGGTGTTGGTGGTACTACACAAATAACCATAAACGGTACAGTTTACTCATGTACTGGCGGAGCAAGTGGACCCGGAACAACGACCGCAACTGGGGCAAATATTAATAATACTCAAGGGGCGGCGTCAGCATCAATTACAGCACTTCCTAATGAAGTTATTTATCAAACAAATTCAGCCTCTGCGACAACTATATCTGGCAGTTATTCTGGCAGTAATGGCGCATCATTACCGTTCGGAACAGCAGGATTTGGAGGTAGGACCGGAGCAGGTGCAGGTGGTGCTGGTGCTGGTTATGGTGTTGGTGGTGGTGGTGGTGTTGGTGGTACTTCTGGCGGAGATGGCGCACCTGGACTATTCGAAGCACGATGGATTGCATAATAATTAATAACAAGGGGTAGGTAATGTCAGACTTAGATAGAGATGAGCAAAAAGAAATCGTTAAAGAAGCGATACGTGAGTGGCTAGATGAAAAGTATGTTGAGTTTGGAAAATGGACGCTTCACGGTGCGTTAGCCGCTTTACTTGGTGCATTAGCTTATTTTCTAGCTGTACATGGGGGGTTCAAATAATGAATAGCAAAATACTAAAAGACCTATTCACTGGCATTGATGGACAGTCGCATGACTTAGGTAAATATCTATGGTGCATAGCAGTATTAGCAGGAATTATCTATGCTGGAATTGACTTGTTCGTATTACATAATAAGTTTGATATAACACAGTATGGAATCGGTATTGGTTCATTGCTTGGTGCTGGTGGTGCGATGTTGTGGGCCAAGAAAGATACAGAGCCTAAATGATGACACCACAATCATTCATTGACACTATTGCACCGGCTGCGAAGAAGTCTGCCGAAACAACCAATATCCCAGCATCATTTACAATCGCGCAGGCTGCATTAGAATCCGGCTGGGGCAATACAGTACAAGGCATGAATTTGTTCGGTATTAAAGCTGATAAATCATGGCATGGTGAAACAGTTGATATTAAAACTCATGAAGTAGTGAAGGGCGTTCGCGTTGCTATTGTTGCGAAATTTAGAAAGTATGATTCTTGGCTTGATTCTATTAATGATCATGCACGATTTCTTCTAACAAATCCGCGCTATCACAAGGCTTTCAATCTGACTGATGGTATTGGTTTTACTAGAGCCGTAGCCGATGCCGGTTATGCGACAGACCCAGCTTATCCAAACAAGATTATCTCAATCATCACGCAACATAAATTACTGCAATACGATATTCAAACAACTTAGGAATTACTATGAAAAATACACTTTATTTTATGATAAGCCTGTTATTGATGACAGTTATTTCATTCGCGCATGCTGGTGATCTACCTGACTTAAAGTTAACGCCAGGCGTTTCTAGAAACCTTACGCTTGATGTTATTTGCACGACTAAATGGGGCAAAGACCATCGCGCTGTAACAGAAGCTATGAAAGCGCAAGTATATGCAGCCTACGGCCTTAAAAACAGGCAAGGAGAGTGTAATCAATCGCCACGCGGCTGCGAAATCGACCATTTATTGAGTAGAGAAAACGGCGGCGCTGATGATGTTAAAAATCTCTGGCCAGAGCATTACGGCGCATCATGCGGAGCTGAGAAAAAAGACCATTTAGAAAATGTCATCCATGGCTTAATTTGTTCAAAACAATTAACTATTCAGCAAGGACAGGATGCTTTGTCACAAGACTGGATTGATGCTTACGCGAAATATGTTGATGCGAAAGGGTGCAAATAATGAAATATCTATTAGCTACAACTATTCTATTTTTAATTCTATTTTTCTGGGCATTTAATGTGGCTTCTAATGCTCATAGTGATGATTTTGGTGCAGGGATACTTGTTTGGATAATAGGTTTAATTGTAGCCATATTAACTATTATTTATATAATGCTGGCCTTTTGGAATCACAGCTTTTTCTAAGGATAACGAATAATGACTTGGCTCATAGCAAAAGCATTTTTAGGCAAGGCTGGTGATTGGATTGCCGCACACTGGCAGTTATGTTTATTTGCACTTATGGCATTTGCTATCTGGCATTACAAAGGTGCATATGAGCACAGTGAGCAAGCCATAACTACACTCAAGGCAAATATTGCCAAAGAATCGGCGCAACAAGTAATCGACAACAAAGTAAAATTAGATAAAGCTAAAGACAATCAAGCTGCATCTGATAAAATAGCCGCCCAGCAAATAGAAAATTTACACATTGATAAAACAACACTTACTAACGCTATCAAAGGATACTACGATGCGCCTAATCACACTAAATCTACTATGGTTCCTAATGTTGGCGTCTTGTTGTCCAAAATTGGTGATACCGAACCAGCCGGCGCACTTGCCAGCGGTGAGCAAGGACTTGCCGAAAGTGGGGGAATCAGTGGGGGAACCTGTCCTGCAATACAAGCTAAAGTCGAAGTCCTTGAAAACGCCTTAGCACTCGAAACTATTGAGTTTAATAAGGCGCGTTCACGAGTTGGTGCCGACTGCCTTCAAATTGGCTGTTATGATTAATCTTTCATAGCAGCGTCAATAGCTTTATCTGCATTTTCAACTGTAAGCTGACTAAATGAACCTTTATATACACAGATAAACGGTATTCCATCAGTGCCTTTATAGTCACGTAGCCACCTGTAACGCTCTGCATCAGCATCACTGGCAGCCTTACCAGCTTCATAAATAGCCCTCATCATTTCATAAATACTTGATGCATCACATAGGTATCCACGACATTGTTCGTCTGTTAACTGCTCGCGTGTGTTCATCTAAACCTCCCTTCTTGGTGGTAGTGCAAACAAGTAAATACCATTCTGCAATCCATCAATAATATTTGCCCCGTAAATATTAGGACTACTTGTTACATGGCCTACTGCTGGCAGCGCATAAATAGCATCTAACTGGGCTTCAAGCTTTGCTACTTTGGCGCGGAGTATCAACACCTCTTGAAACATATCAAACGCTGGTACTCTTGGAGCATCTACACAAGGCGCATGCTCTTCTAAGCAGAACGGACACCATAAGTTATTATCAATTTCAGCCATCTCACTTCCCCTCATTTATAAACGGATTGTAACCTTCATCATGCTCTGCAATTGTGGTTGGCTGGGTTGATAGAAAGTTTAAGTACCTTAAAGACCAAATTGAATTCTGTCCATTTAATGCACAATCTACATCCTCCATGAACTCACGCATCTTCTCGTTCTCAGCTTGCAACTGCAAGTTTTGTTCGCGGAGTTTGGTTAGTTCGGCTTCGGCATCTTCTAACTGTTTCACATAGCTATTAAACTCTGTATCTGTATGCATCATTCACGCTCCATAATATATTCTGCACAAGTAATACCATCGTTCGCGTAAAGTTCCCTACAAATGTCAACGCATGCTTCACGTTCGACTAGAGTAGCTTGTTGCCATACTATCCAAGCAGTTCTAGTGCCTTTTTCATAATATTTATTAGCCTCATCTTTTTCGACAAAAGTCCCATGACATCCTGAAACTTCTTCTTGATACCACTTCTCAAAATATTCTCTTTGACTAGTCATTCCTCAACTCCTTTTATTGCCAGCAAGCACCTAACTCGCGCCATACGTGCGGCGGCTGAGATTGAGGGGTGGTCTGCAAAATCTTCTTCACAGGCTTTGCTGAAATGTCCTGTATGGGCTGTTACATACTCCAGCGAATAAGTAATATTTACCTTCTTCTCATCGGCCAAGTCGCTAATACGGCCTGAGTCTTCGGCTAGCCATAAATGGTCATAATGTGCGCTACGTTCGTTCGTTTCATCAATCAATACTGACGTTCGTACATCAACCCCATATGCTTTAGCTAGTTTCTCGCTGAGTTCTTTAATGTTATCGGTGGTCATGCGCCATCTCCATCTAAAACAACCGTTGTCATAAATCCGACTATAGGGCAAAGAATATATACAAACCCCCATGTATCTTGGTTAAAGTAATGCCCCATAGTAATGAACATTGCGCCTGATAATGTCATCATCCAACCTATATAATTATTTTTCATTGTTTGTCCTTTGCGAGAGCTTCATCAATAGCGTCATTCATAGCCCATTCACATACATGATGTTCTATAGGGTTATCAGAAAAAATATTGGTATAAAACGTACAGCCTTGATTATTTAACCACCTATAGCCCAAGGCATAATTTGATAGCGGTCATCTTTATTCCATCTCTTTTTAATTTTTAGTGGTTGCTTATCCGCTACAATAGTCATACCGTTTCCTTATCATTCTGTGGTGTGTGGAGTGCTGGGAATGGTTGCCAGTGAGTAGGTGTAAAATCAATATCCCAAGACATTTCATCGTGTGAATTTTCTTCATACCAACCTTCAGGCCAGTAACTAGCATCTTCGTCCTCAAAGTATTCAGCACCTTCTTCAAATCCCCTATCTTCAACATTGATAGAATGCTTTGAAACATACATCACACATCGTTTTTGTCTGCCATTGACAACTAAAACTATTTGCTGACTTTCTGGCAATCTATCAGCCACACTAATCCATTGCTCAGCCTTGTAATTTTCAATTATGGCGAGGGCGAAGGCTTGGAGTTCTTCATTAGTAAATTGAACTCCATTTATTCCATGCTCAATACTATAATCACCACACTGAATAGCTAACCGTTTTACTGTTTCTCTGTTCATAATCATCACTCTCCTAGTTCGGCCTACGTACAGCGTTACTTCTAACTGTGCCGTCGCCGTCGCCGTAGCCATCGCCGTCGCCGTCGCCGTCGCCGTAGCCATCGCCGTCGCCGTCGCCGTAGCCGTTGCCGTTGCCGTAGCCGTTGCCGTAGCCGTAGCCGTAGCCGTTGCCGTAGCTGTTGCCGTAGCTGTTGCCGTAG